GCAACCCCAACCATGCGCGAGGCAATGAAGGTTTTGCCTGATGTGACAACGAGATTTTTTATTTCTCGGGTATCAGTTACAGTTCCATCCGCACCGATGATATCGATTTTGACATCGCCCGTGATTTTGACATCGTCGTTTACCATAAAATACTCCTACTTAAAAAGTTCTGGATTCCCCGACATAATCTTCGGCAAAATAGGTCAGATCACAATATCCTTGGGAGATAACTGTACCACTGTCCGACGAAGAAAGCGAGTCTGAAAGCCCCTTGGCGTTGTCCACTACGGAGCTATCTGACGCTGAAACTGTGTTGTTCGTGAAATCAGCAAAAGAAAATGTCGGCCCTGCGGCGTCTGACAAGTCGTTCAACGCAAAAGAATCAGCTAGCGCCTTGGTTATCGAAAACGCAGTCGCCTCAGTCGCAGTGACCGTATCTGAATAAGCTGGGCTAACAAGCAGCGTACTGGCATCTGCCAAACTAGCCGTATCAGCAAAATCACGAATAAAGATCAAGACCGTCAGCACACTGTCGCTCAGCGTAGCCGTGTCGGCCAAAGTTTTGCTAGAGCTTAGAGTCGTGTCATCAGCTAACGCAAATACGTCCGCGTCTGCCGCTTTGGCTGTGCTACGGCTGGCGGAGTCATCAACGCCAAATACGTCAGTGGTGAACCTGAACAGGCCCGTTGTGTCTAGGTACGCTCCAACTACAAGGAGGATGTACGCAACATTGGCGACTGGGTACGCGCTCGTAACACCTGCTATCGGGACAGTTGTGGCAACGCTCGCCCTCAGTAGAACTGAAGCGGTCGCCGCAGAAGTACTATTCCCAATAACCTGTGCGGGCATTAGAAATCACTCCGCACCTTGAATTTCAAAAGGTCATAGACGGTCTGAATTTGCCCGTCGGAAAACGTAATCTGTATCTCGCCCTCATAGTCACCAGCAGCGCCGGTCAGCATTTCTGGGGCAGAAGCAGGGTAGAAAACAACGACTCCGTTGGGGCCATCGGTTACAACACCCGTGACTGTTGCTTGCAGCGTCGTCGACCCAGCAGCACGGAACTTCAACAAAACCGTAGCGCCTGTCAATGCGACGATTGCTCCAGTCGTGTCGTCTGTGATCGTGCAAACTATTGCCGGACGGGTGTCGTCCTGAACAAGTTTAATTTTTTCGGTCATGGTGTTTCCTCAAGCGGCGGGACGCTGGCGTACCATCAGATGGACACCGCGAAAATCTCGGATGCGAGCATTTGTGATGGCGCGTTCGTAGAGGCCCTTGTGCATGCCAGCCATGGCGATATCAGACCACTCCTTGCCGGGGATCATAGCCAACTGCGCGATAGCACCACTCACAATGTTGTCAGCGAAGGTCTCGTAAATCCAGTCCTCAACACCCGTGCCAGAACGATTTGGCTTGAGCACGGCGTACACCTTCAGAACGGTACGCTCCTCTGGCGTAGGAAATATGCGGATGCTGTTGTCAGCCTGAATCCAGTACTCGCGGGGTTCGCCAACCTCCGACAACTTCTCTGCGCCAATAAGGCGCAAGTCCGTGCGTGTAAGCGGGGTCTCGTTATGCACCACCGAGATTACATTCTCGACGAGCCCAGTGTCCGTGTCCAAGTCGTAGTCGACCTGATTGGGGGTGATGTAGATAGCGTCGATCTGCTCACGCCACAGGTACGTCTTAGCGAAGAAATCCGCCGATGTAGAAGCCAGATACAAGCGCATAGACGCGTTTGGGCATCCGGGCAGATGTGGAGAAATAAGCGGGATGAAGTCGTCCCATAGTTTTGCCATTACGCGACTCCCGGCTGCGAAGCAGCATTAGCTTGAGCGGCCACGCCAAGCGATGTTTGGAAGGCTTGGTAGTGTCCCACCGCACGAGCGGCGTTACCCTGCTGCTCTGCGTCTTTGGTGTAGGCTCTATACAGCATGTAGTCCAGCAAAGAGTTCGCAAAGGTGTCGTCGATGCGTATCACCTCTGCCGTGGCTGGGTTGTCCAGCTGCACATCAGTCAGGGTGTGGGCTGTAGGAACCTGAGCGTAAGCCACCTCAAGGCGTGCAGCGGATGTAGCCGGTGGGTACACCAGAAACTCTTTCGGCTGTCTCGCATCGAACATGTACTCTTCGACGCTTACCGTGGGGGTCTCTGCATACCAGCCTTTGCGTTGGTCATCAAGCCCCCTACGATCTACAAGCCTCACAGCGTACTTGTTCGATGTAGCCGCAGTGTTGCGTAAAACAGACACAAGCCGTGTTGCGTTGGGAAACACAGTCGTCAACACTTGGCGTGGGCCAGCCACGCAAGCGAACTCAGCAGTGATGGTGTTCGAGTCAGGCCGAAAAATCAGAGTCTCGCGGTACCCATCGTTTAACCAGTACTGTAGTTCCGACAATGACCATCGTACAGAATCCTCGTCTTGGAGGATTATTTTCGCCCGCTCAATCAGGTCAACGACTTTTACGACGGCCATGGTTTACCTCACTGTTCAGGCGCTACTTCGCTTGATTCTACCGCAACAGGCTGAGCCACGACTTCCTTTGTTTTGCGAGTACGGGTACTGGCCGCGTCAGCTTCGGCCACAACTTGGTTAGAGTGCGTGTTAGCCAACTCCTGCCCTGCTTCTGTATATTCCCAGTCTTCGCCATTTAGACGAGCCAAGACGACGATCTTGCCGTCGATTACAGCGCGTGCTTTGTTTGCGAGAATTTCACCTTTGAGGCGAGCCAGCAAGTCGATTACGTTCATTTAATACTCCAAAATGTAAAAGGGGCTCCGAAGAGCCCCTTTATTGTGCCACCGATTAGGCGCTGAGAACAGCGCCCCAGTTTTCACTGCCCAAGCTGATGTAAGCACCAGACATGTTAGCGGCCAAAGCCTTGGCTGCATTGGCAGAACCGTTGTTGATCTTGCCACCAGTAGCTGGGTACACGTTCAACGAAGCAGCCGAGCTATTAACGATGTAGACCACATCGCCAACAGGACGCTCAGCAGGCAACATAACGCCATCGCTGGCAGTGCCAGTAGTAACAAAATTAACAGCACCAGTCAGCGCAGTAGCGCCAGCCTGAGTCTGGGTTGTCCCAGCAGTAGCTGTGGCGTAACCGCCAATACTACGAGAAAATTGAGTAGACATATCGATCTCCAAAAATTAAGAAGTAAAACGGGGGCCGAAGCCCCCGGTTAATTAGCTAGCCGCACCGACCTGAGCCAGAACCAGAGCTTCAGGCTTGACAGTCTTGCGACCGTACACAGCCAGACCACGGACGATATCGCCGAAGTCAGTCTGATTGCGCAGTGGCTCAGTCTTGTTCACGGTCAAGGCGAAGGACATTGCTGCCTTAGTGCCAGCGACCATGGTACGACGGGCCTTAGCGTTGGTCACAGCGCCGCCGGAAGAGGTAGCGGACAGACCAGCGACCAGTGCTTTGCCAGCTTCGCCCTTTGGCAGCAGGTTAGACACGTACACAGTGAAGCGATCCAGCATACCGATCTTGCCGCTACGGATGGTCGACTGTGGGTCGCCAGTGAAGTAGGCTTGAGCGATGTTGGATTGCATCAGCAGTTGACGGTCGAACGGGCTGATAATCAACCAGCGGCCATCTTCAGGCACGTTCTGCTCGTCCAGCGCTGAGGCCATGCGCAGGATACCCTTCAGCACGTTTTCAGGCGTAGCTTGGTCAATCGGCGTAACGTCGGTGCCCAAGTTGTAGGAAGCAGAAATAGCACCAGCGGTAGCGCCTTCGTTGGCAGCAGCAGGGCCTTCAGTAATCATGTTATTGAAGAACACTTCGTTCTCAATCTGAATCTTCAGCTGCTTGGCGGCGTCTTCGGTGAACATGTTCATCAAGTTCATGTCCGACTGATAAGCCAGAACGTCATTGACTTGCACGCCGAAGTACTTGCCCTTGTTCACTTGCATATCTTGGAAGATAGGCGTTGGAACTTCGTACGACAAGTTCTGACCAACGGTGTAGTCGGAGATGCTGATTGAAGGAGCCAGACGGATACGGATGGTATCGCCTTGATTCTTCAACTCGCCTTCGTAATCGGTGTTAGCGATTTCCGACAGCATGGTGTTCTGGTAGAACTTGGCAAGCAGCTTGCCAGACCACAGGGTGGGGATAAACGCGCCGGAATACGAAGGGTTCGTATTGAACGGCGATTGGACGGGATAAACAGCAGCCATTTTGGCCTCCTAAAAATTAAACAGGTTGGGTAGATACTTTGCCCATGGATCACGCAGTTACGCGACCTTCCATGAACGCTGCGTCAATTTCAGCTTCAAGTTTCTTTGCCGCGTCGGTTTGCCCTCGGATACCCAGATCAGTAGCCTTGCGGAACATTTTCTCAATGTCTGCATTGGTGTAGACCTTACCTTTTTGAGAGGTAGGTGGGGTACTTGTAGCGCTCCTATTCGGCTGAATTTGAAGTTCAAGCTCATTGGTTTTGTCGGCAGTGGGCTCTACGGATTTACTACCCTGCCTAAACAGGGAAACGTAGTGTGCTACTCCTTCAGCGTCGCCTCGGTTGAACGCTTGCTGTGCAACAGAAGATCGGGGGGCTCGGAGCAGCGGGTCAACTTCGTTCAGCCAAGCGATCCACTTAGGGTCGACATTAACTGCTTCAAAGTCCGGCACCATACGGTACAGGCGCTGCTCAAAACTTGCCTCAGATACTTGGGTACCAGTGCTGGTCAACTGCTCTCGCAGTTTCTCATTCTCGGCACGCATGGTATCTAGCTCACCACGAAACTCTGCTGCCACTTCGCGGGCAACTTTGCGCTGGACTTCGATCAAGTCCGAACCAAATGCTTCAACATCAGCATCAGTCACCAACTTCTCAGCAGTTTTGGGCTTTGCTGGCTCGACAGGCTTGGTCTCTGCGGCTTTACGGAGGTTATCCATCTGGGCCTTGAGATCACGCAGATCGGCGTGCAAACGAGGAACTTCGGCGTCGTACATACCCTTAAGGGTTTTGTACTTCTGCTCCCATTTCTCTTCCGCCACGACTGGTTCAGTCGGTGTCGGCGTTGGCTCAACAGGCTTTGGCTCTGTGGGCGCGGGCTGTGGGTCTTGGGGAGGCTCTGTCGGCGTTGGTTCAGGTGCTGCGGGTGCAGGGTTCTGTTCGTCGGCTAACTGCTTTTCCAGTGCTTCCAGTTCACGTAACTGAGCTTCTACTTGTCTTGGCAATGCCATTCAATTCTCCTTGGGCTCCAACTCTGCTTAGGGCTCCTACTTCGGTCTGCCGTCCACATAATGGTTTGCT